CATGGAAGACTCTACAGGATTACGTAGTTAGAGAAGCTCAGTACGCTTATAAATGGGCTATTGAAGCTGGAATAGCCAAGGAACAAGCACGTGCAGTATTACCTGAAGGTATCATGGAATCTCGACTGTACGTAAACGGTACGATGCGATCCTGGATTCATTATATTGATTTACGTTCAGGACATGGTACACAGAAAGAACATATTGAACTGGCTAGACAGTGTGCTGATGCTTTAGAACCAATCTTCCCTATGATAAAAGAATTTAAAAAATGAGGATGTCTTTGTTTTTATTGAATATTTCTGTGCACTTTTTTGTTTACTTTTCAAAAGAATTGTAGTATAATATATCTATAAAATGAAAAGAGGAGATATTTTATGCAAAAGTTTAAATTCAGAGAAATTCCACTTCCTATCTGGAAAGAAATCGTTAACTTTGTTCAAGAACTTCGTTATGATCATGATGCAAAGGCAGTTCAATATATCGTAGCTAAAAAACTTGGTTATGAGATCGATGAGATGGATGCAGCTCTAGCTTCAGTGAGGTTTTAATATGGGTATGTCAAGTTACGTAATGGATTGTGAAGATAAGTTTCTCGATGAAGTATCTGCTCGTATCGGTGAATGCGAACAGATAGAAGAACTCATGGCAAGTCTTCTTAAGGATGACTGCTTTGATCTCGTTAAACATATACCTGAACACGAAATCGATGCTTGGGTTGATGAACTTTGGAATGATTATTGGAGTGAATATGCCAGCGCAGTATAAAATAGTTGTAGGTGAAACAATCGCCACTGAAAATTTTAATATTCCACGTAATGAGTTCGTAGCTCTATCGTGGGAAATCGCCAAGAAAGATAATGAAGTTCATCGTGCTGCGATTGAGCACTATGACCTCATTCAAGAAGAATTAAGGGAGTACGAATATGTCATCAAGAATTGAATACGCGTTTCGTGAAGATGAACTCATCGACGAAATGATGGACTACATTAACTCTACTTATGACGCTCACTATTCGCAAAACCAATACCAATCGACCGAGATCATTGAAGACATGGGTCATGGTATGGGTTTTGCTCTAGGTAATGTTATTAAGTATTGTCAACGTTATGGTAAGAAAGCTGGTTATAATCGTGATGATCTAAAGAAAGTTATTCATTATGGTATTATCGCTTTAGCCATGCATGATAACGAACACACGAACACAAGTATGGACGACATCTTTAGAGAGTTTGATGACACTTCAGATGAACTCTTTGATGTTAATATCAAACTTGAAAATGTCTTAAAAGATATTCAAGCAGATATGCAATCAGACAACATTATTAAAGGCGCTTTCGATAAGCCATATCCTGGACAAGAACCAGGTCAAGACTAATTACGATTAGCCAAAGGATTGTCTAGAGCTCGCTGAAGTTGCTTTTCCATATCAGCTTCCAAGTTTTGAATCTTTGTCTCTAATATATCTCTTGTCGCGGTATTTTCACGAATCAATAGATCTTTTTGAGCCACATACTGGTTCAAAAGATCTTGTCGTTTTACCTCGAACCTTTCTTCAGCATCGTCAATAGATGTACGTACGTCGTCTTCGACATTATTGATATCGTCTTCTACTTTGTCAACGATACGTTCAATTCGAACTATGTCTTCTCTTAGACCATTTTTAATATCACGTGAATATTCCAGAGCCTCATCGAGTTTTGTCTCGAGCACTGCGTTACGAGCTGCGATCGCGTCTGTATCGATATTAGCTATGATCTCTTTCATATTCATATAGTCTTTATAGAACTCGAAGCCAGCCCAAAGACCACCACCGAGTGTACCAATGAGTGGGAGTACCAAGAGTAGTTTAGATCCACCTACCTTGATTCCACCGTATTCTATTTCTGCCATTCTTTTCTCCTGCAGTCGTAATTGGTTGGTAACCAATTGATTGATTTGTATCTGACCTCCAGTATCTCTCGTCCATGATGCATGCACTGTTCATATGTCTTATACTCGAATGTTAAGATCGGGTATATAGAAGCGTATACTGTTAGTACATATATCATAATATGAAAATCAGTGCCATGAATCCAAAACAAATGTATAGAGCCCATTTCTCTGGACCGTCAATCCACGGTTGCTTTTTGGATTCTTCCCATCCAGCCTTCAGTGCTTTTTTCCAATCTATCATATCACCACCGTGAATAAGAACACGAATAAACCAACAGCAACAAGAACCGCTCCAACTACCATCACGCCATTCTTTATCGCTTCCATGTTTTCTTTATTCTTTTGAGCTATTTGTCTTCTAAGCTCGAGTTCTCTTTCTTTTTCTTCCTGTATTCTTTTAGCTCTAAGGTCTACGATCTCTTTAAAAGTTCCAGGACCGAATCTCATGTCAATCATATTACGCATCTCTTGCATCGCCTCTTGTGCGAGCTTAGCGTCGATAACTTCTTGAGCTACCGATTTGATTCCAAGTTGGTCTGCAACTCCGCCGACACCTGCCTTCTTACTTCTCTTCTTTTCAATCTCTTCTTGGCCTTTGAATAGATTATCGACAGCACCAGCTATCTCACCTATATCTTTTGCCGTGTCAATATTCGATTTTATAAACTCCACACTCGCCTTTACGAGGGCGATTCCCGCCATTGCCTCTGCAAACATACCTCACTCCTATGTATGTTATTGGTACTGTAATTCCTCCATTGCGCCAAATGTTGGATCGTTCAAGAACCATCTTGCAAATGCATGGTCCACCGTTGGCTTCGGTGGGTAAAAGTTAATCTGATTCAGCTGTTCTTTCTCAGCGTAGTCCTTAAAATCTGGTACGAATGAGATTAAGGCGAGGAGTCTACGCTGAGTGTCCATCTGTTGCTCTAATGTAACCGCAGCCTCAAGTTCTTTGACTGCTTCAATTGCTTTCATAGCGATAAGTAATTTTAGTTTTTCTCTTTTTGTATCGATCGGGTTTGGTTTTGGTTTTGATCGGCCGGGTGCTGGTTGTCCACCCAGTTCATCGCCCTCACTGGCGATCTGTACGTCCTCCGGTGCCAGCGACTCCTCGTCCCTCTCGTTGGTATCCTCTTCGAGAGCTTGTAGTTCCTTCTCAATGTCATCCTCCTGTTTTGCTCCACCCATCATCGCATCGACGGGGCTTCCTTCTTCAGTGGATTCTGATTCTAATTTAGCGATCTCCGAGTCGATGTCGTCCATCATTTCGAGTTCGCCGAGTTCTTCATCAATGCCGTCTTCGACCATTTGAAAACCATCATCAAGTTCTACAGTTTCTTGTTCTATTACCAACTCTTCTTGCATAAAGTCATCAGCAGGAACACTATAAAACTCAGGTTCACCAGTAGCAATATCAGTATCAATTGATAAGACATCGTCGATTAACGGATCCAAAACTGTAAAGTCACCATCGTTACCAGATAAGTCAACGTATCCTGAACACGTAGTATCGTACTGTGGATCTAACGAACACTGCTGATTAAAGTACGCGGTATCATATCCTTGACAACCTGGATCAAATAAAGGATCCTCTTCACACATTGCGATATAATAATCAGGACATCCTGGATCCGATGTTGGATCATTCGTACACTGCTGGTTATATGCTGCGTTCGCATATCCCGGACATGCGGGATCATATAAAGGATTTGCAGCGCACTGTTGAGTTAAATTAGCAGCATCATAACCAGGACAACCAGGATCATAAAGTGGATTCGCAGTACATTGTTGGTTATACAACGCATTGGCATAGCCTGGACAACTTGGATCGTGTAAAGCATTGATAGCACAAATGTCTTGACTGAATATAATATCTCCAGTCATTCTTCTTACTGCGGGTCCAGCAAAGAAGCTTCCTCCATTTTGCCAACCACCATCGCCGCCATCACCACCTGTAATTGAAATATCAAAGCTTGCGATGTCAGTGCCGTATCCGAGTTGACTATTAAACCAACTTAAACCACTTTCAGTGTACCACGTACCATCCGTATTATTTGAGTCATAATTGAAAGTATCAGTTATAACAGCTTTACCACTACTGTCTTTTATAGTAAAACTAATCTCAAGGTGGTCATCACAACCCATCATCATACGGTTGGGTACTTGTCCATGACACCTGCCATCTGAAGCAAACGCATCATCTGACTTTTTATACTCCCAAGAGTATGAAAATCCATCAATCTTAATCCCAGTTAACTGTTGAAGTAGTCCTGAGACAATTTGAGAGGTATAGGTCCAGTAAGCATCACCGTTTTGAGATTCTCCGTGTAACAAAATCTGGACGTTATCGTTACCACCATTATAGATACCAGTACCTGCACCTTGGTTTCCGCTCCAGAAGTCTGAATTTTGAGAGGGACCGCCACCATCAAATATTAGCAGTTCAGTTTGTGCGTGAGTGTTAGGATCTTCAGCACACGATGTACCACTGACGAAGTTAGTAGTCCCGTCAGTAGAACAGTCACTGGTTCCTAATACAGCATTAGAGGAGGAGCAGTAAGAGAGCGAGAGAAATGCCGCCAGCAGCAACTGCTGCGTTACGCTTCTGAACATCACCTTTTGTCTCCATTTCTTCTACTGGTGGAATACGACCTGAATCAGCTTTCCATCCGTCAGCTGCTCTGTCTCCGATCTCACCGAAGTAAGGACAAGGTGTGCCTGCCATCTCCATTGCATCATAAACTCTACGATCTTGACAAAGTACTGATACCGCAGCTACTTTCATTCCCATATCATATAGAGTCTTAGATATTTTCAATCTCTCACAGTTCTCATCACGAACCATTTCGCCGGTTGATAAACCTAGAATCTGAGTCTGCACAGAACCAGACACACCGGTGGTACATAGATCAGATGAGGATGAACCTACACCTGGTGATATAGCAGACGGTGGTGGCGATATAACTATTGTTCTAGAATTTGCATCTGTGTCTACAGACGATCGAGATGTCGAGTCTGTGTTAACTGTCGATGTTGTTTGTGCAATCGCTGTGTTCACAGAAATCATTATAAGAGCAGCGATTAATAAGTAATTACGCATATTAATCCCTCTAAATGTTGTGCTCCTAGTGATCTCCTAGAGCTATTTATATTTATATGCTGTCAAAAACCCGACACGTGTTAAAATTTGACACACCATAGTGTCAAAAAAATGACACATGAATTAGCTGTTTACTTTTGTGAATATTTGTGGTATAATAAATAGAATTGAAGATGTTAGAGGGCATACAGGACTCGGGGGCAGTACCCGACGGCTCCACCAATATTCACCATAGGTGCATGCTTATGGGGCCGAAATAGGATCGACTGGTGTTTGAGTCTTCAAGAAGTAAATGCAAACGATAACTTTGCACCTACAGGTTACGCCCTAGCGGCATAATGCTGATGAGCCCGCCGGAGCTTGGAAACAGAATCCGGCAACTTAACAGGAGGAATTAAATGCCAACATTTGTATACATGACTGCCTGTGATGGATGTGGACACTGCGTGGACATCTGTCCCAGTGACATTATGCACATTGATCCAGTAACAAGACGAGCGGTAAACATCGAACCAAATTTTTGCTGGGAGTGTTACTCTTGCGTGAAAGCATGTCCGCAAAACGCTATTGATGATAGAGGATATTCGGACTTTGCTCCAATGGGTCATAAGGTAAGAGTACTACGAGAACCAGAGAAAGGTTTTATTAGTTGGCGTCTAAAGTTTAGAGACG